TTCATTTACTTTAGTTCCATTCCATAATTTCTTCATTTTATTATATTGCTCAGCAGCAATTTGACTTACTTTAGCCATTTTTACCTCCAATTAAAAAAAAGGGGGGATATTAGTCCCCCATTATTTTAAGCATCTGCTGTAACTCTTACAAAGTCTGTTCCATTACCTAAAAGTATTGCTGTTTTATCATTTGCTACAGCAACACCTGTTTCTCCATCAGCTTTAAGTGTTATTGCTTGACCTGAGTCATTTTGCAATACATATAATTTTCCAGCTGTTGGAGTTGCTAAGATATTTTCAGCTGATTCTGCTCCACTTACTATTAAAATATTATTTTCTTCTTGTGAACTTGTAAGTGTAGTTTCTGAAGAGTCAGCCCCACCTGTAAAAGCTACTGCTCCAGTTTCACCTGTTGCTATAGCAGCAGTATCCCAATCTCCACCTGCTGTTGCAGTAATTCCTGAAACATCAACACCAGCAGTAGTTGTACCAAGAGCTTGAACTGCAGTCTCAATTAAAGCAGCAGTATTTTTAGTAGCAGTTGTATTAGCTAATGCTATAGTAATTACTTCAGCTGATTCTGAAACAGCTAAATTATCATCTGCTGCAGTAGTTAAGTTTACTGATACTGTATTACCGTCTGCTCCAACACTTACAGGGAATGTTAAAGTTAAAGTGTCTGTAGCTGCAGAATCAGCTTCAACAGTTACACTAGCTGCTGAAGCCCCAAGGTCTAAAGCTAATACTCCCAAAGCTGATAAGTTTCCTTCAACATTACCTAGTAATCCTCCAGATGCTGATATTACTCCATTTTCATCTACTTTAAATTCTTTTCCTTTTATATTTTTAAGTTTAATTAAATCAGGCATTAATTAATACCTCCTTTTTACGTTGCTGTTCCGTCAGAACCTACTAGACCTCTCCAGTCAGAGTATCCAACTGAGAATCTCAAGTAACCTCTATACTTAGCAACCATATTATCAAATTCCTTAGTGCTAGCAAATTCAGGTTTAACTCTCCAGAAGAAATTTAATTCATGTAAAGAACTATCTTGTAAGAACCAAGCAGTTGAAGAAGTTAAGTATGACATTACTATTGGTTTCAAACCAGCTAATCCTTTTACAGGGTTTTTATCATTATTTGCAGAACTTGGAATTTGTACAGATTCTAACAATGAATAAGCAGTCCACTCTAAGTCTTCTGGTATAATTAATTTATCTGCTTTTGCTTGTATCTTAAGTCCCGCTTCATCAGTTTGGGAAGACATAAGAAGCATAGCAGTTTTAAGTCCATCCACAGATAATACAGCGTCAGTTACATTATCTCCAGTACCACCTTTAATTAATGGATGGTCACTGTCAAATAAGTACTGCTCATCATAACCTGCAGTATCAAAACCGTCATTTAATACATCAGCTGCAAGTTTTTCAACTGTAGCTCTACCACCTCTAGCGATAGTCTTAGGGAGCTTGTTAATAACTCCATACTGTTCATCATCATAAAGCTCTCTTTCTACCTGAATACCTTTTGCATAAGCCTTGTGGTAGTAGTAGATGCTTAATCCGTCTTCTATGTCTTCGTACTTGATGTTTTCAGATCTTTTCTTTTCATCCCAAGTACCAAGTCCAGAAACGGTATGGTCTTCTTCACTTGCTTTCTTTGAAGTCTTAACATGGAAAACCTTAGAAAATTCTTCGGCTTTTTCTGTATATGTATCAAAGAAAATCTTTCTTAATCCTGGATATAATAGTTTTTGAAAATTGTCACTAGTAGCCATTTATTTTTCCCTCCCTTTTAGACTATAGGCACATTATTTTTAACAATGGCCTTATCGTTATCATTATCATACTCTAGAACTGTGAAATGGTCCTTAGTTGAAGCATCTAGGTCTAAAGTAGCCTCATCACTTAAATCGAAATATGCAAATAAATCGGTATCAGCAAGTGTGGTCTTAGTTGTACCTGTATAGCCAACCTCAAAAGTTGCTTGAGGGTCTACTATTACAAGAACGTGTTGGTCTAATGGATTACTGTTATCATCTATAGTATCTTCTTTAGCAATACCTAAAATTAAGGTACTAGAAGCAGAGGCTTTAACCGCTAATCCAGATGATATTGCTACTGCATCTCCAGCTGCTGGTTGATTTTCAGCTGTAGCTGTAGCTTTAACCCACATCATCACAGGGTTTGAATTTCCTTCAATGTTTCTCATGTATCTAAACATCTTTTAACCTCCTCAGGTATATTTTATTTTTTATTTCTCATTTCTACAATTTTATCATAGCTTAAATCATCATCATTATATATAGCATACTCATCAGCAGACATACCTAATTGCTCTGCCATTTTTTTCTGAGCATCTGTTAAACTTGCCCCTGGAGTAGGAGGAGTTTTATCATTACCCTCATTTTCCACAGTACCTCTTTGCTGTTTATACTTATTATTATGAGATACTCTCTGCTCAGTTAATTTTGTCTGTTTTTCTACAAGGGAAGGACCATTAGTTGCCCAGTAGGCTTGTTCTAAACTCATCCCTGATTTTGAGGCTAGTTCCCTGACTTCATCTTTAACTTTGTCATAGTCTTCATATAAAGGATTACTTTGTAAGGCCTGTTCTTCCATCTGATATTTCATATCTAGGGTAGTTTTTTGTGCCTCTTGTAATGCCCTTTGAGACTCTTCCATTTGTTTAGCGACTTCAGGGGAGACACCCATTTGCTTAGCTTTAGATTGTATCTCCACCTCCTCAAGTTGTTTGTAAAATTGGTCCTCAGTCAATCCCGACATTTTTATAAGTCTTTCCATATTCTGTTTATATTTGTCATAGTCTGAGTACTTTTCGTTCAATTCATTAACTCTCTTACTGACTATTTTTTGAACGTCAGCTTTTGGTATAAATTCTTGTTCCTCGGAATCTGCTTCCTTTAATTTAGTCCCTTCTTCTTTTACAGGTTCCTCAGTTTCAGATGTGTCACTATCTTCATTTACAGAATCAACCACTTCTTCATCAACGTTTGGACTAGGTTCTTCAGTACTCTCTGGGATTGGTTCTCCTCCATCCTCAGCAAATAGTTGTAAATTTAATTTAAACATAATTTCTCCTTTCTAGTTTTACATCAATTTCAGATGTTAGATTTGCATTTTATAAGGTAAATGACTCCTCTTTTTTACGTTAAGAGAACGTTATTTAAACAATCCTTGTCTTATGTAATCTCCCATGACTATTGAAGTTTTACCTTCATAACCACAGTGAGGACACACCATAATTTTATATTCCTTCCATCCTTTATGTCTAAGTCCTAATCTCTCACATTTAGGACATACAGGAAGTTCATTTAATTCATCTAGTCTTTTATTTTTCCTAATCATTTGATTTTGTCTTGCATGATTTAAGTAAGTATTATATGTAGTTTCTTTTTTAATTATCATACAGGTTGACCTCCTAACATATTTCCTAGTTGTTGCATTACTTCAGGTGGTAGATTTTGTTGTTGTTGCATAGGGTCTTGTAAATTTCCTCCCATGCCTTGTTGTTCTGGTGGTAGGTTTCTACCAGTAAATTGACCTTGTGGATTGTGAGGGTCTATTAAAGGCCAACTAATTAACTCTTTTAATGCCAATCTTGATTCTTCAAGAGTTAATATTCCTTCTCTATGTAATTCAACTGCTGCTTGATATATAAATGCTTTATTATTAGGTATTCCTGTTCCAACTACTACTTCTAAATCAAATTCAGCTTCTTTTTCCATTGTATTACCTTTTTCATCTTTTAATTCTTTTAATGGCCTTCTTCCATTATCATCTAATTCAGCACCATAATCAGGTACTAACTGAGGAATATTATTAAGTTCAGAACCTTTCATCCACAGGAAGTCATTCTCTGATTCTTTCTTATCTGCTTCAGTAAGTCTAAATGCCATTTCCTCTGTATAAAACTCTTTTATATAGTCTAATAATAATTCCACTACTTGTTTATATCCTGCTTCAGCAATAAGTCTTTTATGATTAACTCTTCTTAATCCAGCTTCCTGCATACTTATTATTGCAGATGCTGCTCTAAGTGAGCCTCCAGAACGACCTTCCACAATATCACTTCTTCCTGAAATTATTTCTGCTTCTTTAAATGCTTCATTTCTTCGTCCAGGAATATGACTAGGCATCTGTGGGGGTTCTACCATTTTCCATGCTGAAGGGTCTCTTGCTGGAATTTTTAATCCTGGTTTATTAGTCCACTTCCGTAGATTAATACCAGTTGCAATACCAACAACTACCTGAATATTACCCATTAATCGAGCATTCATTCTTATCTGGTCGTCTAAATCATTAATCAGGTCCTGTATAGGTACAAGTAATTCAACATCTCCCATACCCCATAATACACCTTCTCTTGAATAACAAGGAATATAAACAAAAGGATAATTACCTTTTTTATAATAACTTGTAGGTTTTCCTGTCTCTTCATCTTTTAAATCCTCAAAACTATCTCTTAATATAACTCCATTTGCCATATGAACAACTCTTAAAACCCAATTATCATCTTCATCTAGTTCTTTACTCCATTGTTCTAATAATAATGCCTGGGATTTTCCTGCTGTTCCAGAACTATCTTTATCTGAGTCAGCATATATTAATGGACTGTTTTGATAATTAGCATTTGCTTCTACAGCTTTTGCTCTCTCACCAAATCTCTGTCTCAAATATTTTATACTCTTAGGCATAGCATGAATTATAAAGTCTGCATCTTGCATTTTTAAGTAGTCTTTTATCTTAGGGTCGGGGAAAAAATTAGCAGCATTTACTGCATCTACCACAGGTAATCCTCTATTATTATACTTGTAAGGGTCAAACCATACTTTTACTACAGCTCCACCAAATTTTAATCTCTGTCTCTCTAATTTATCTCTCAATAGCTCGGGGTTGTTCTTTTTCCATACCCACTCTAATACAGCTTTAGTATCCTTTGCATAGACCTGGTCTGAAGGCTCAAGTCCTTTTACTAATAAATCTAGAGGTTGGTCTACTAAATCTGCTACTTGTGACTCAATAATAGGATTAATTATGTTAGTGTTTGAAGCAGGATGGTCTTCTCCTCCTGTTTCATTTACACGTCCTGCCCAGTAGTCCTCAAAATTAGCCCAATCATCCATTAAACCTAAGGCTGTTTTATGATTATATGCCTCTTCAAAGTTTAATTTTATTTGAGCTGCTAGAGCATCTTGTTGCTCCGAGTTAGGATTTTCTTCTGTTTCAAATTCATATCCTGTATTATTATCTTCTGCCATCTTTATCAGTCACCTCCTCTTCATCTCTATCTACATACCTCTCTCCAGGACTAACAGGGTCTAAGTCACCATCTGTAGGGTATCCGTAAGGGTCAAATAAATTAGCTGGATTATATGATAGTTTTTTCTTCTTTTTAGGTTCTTCATCATCTACAGTATCTACTAATGAAAATATCGTTAATAATTTATCAAGTTTGTATGTATAAATACCCAAAATTATACATATTAATAACTTAAATGCTATATCAATATAAATCATACTCTACTCCTTTTTTTAATGACTCCCAAGGGTCATAATCTTCATCTTCATAATATGACTCATGTACCTTAGGGTCTTTATCTGCTATGTCTCCACCAGGCTCAACTGCATTTAACTCTTTTGCTCCGTCGAAAGCACCAATACCTAGCATTAAATACTTAAGTCCATCTCTAGCGTGGTCAGGATACTTAAGAGATTTTTTAGCTTTTTCTTTTGCTTTATCTCCTCTGATTGTAGATGTATCCCATGTAGCTGACTTTATTTCTTCTACTAAGTTAGGACATCTATCTTTATTAATATGTATAGTATTATTTTTAAAATGTCTGTGTAGTAGAGTAAAGAAAGTATCTTCATTATTAGTACTAGGCATTAATAAGACACCATAACTCATATATACATCTGCAGGACTACGTTTTTCTACCCCACGATACTGAGTTGATGGGTCTGCATATACATAATCAAAACCTCTACGTTTTATATCTCTTGCCACAGACTCACTGTCAGCATTAGCTTCATATAGCTCATCATATATAAATAAGTGCTCAACACCGTCGATTTCTTCTATACTACTATATATTACAGTTGTTGGAGCAGTAACACCAAAGTCAAAGCCTCTTTCTTTCCGAGAGTATGGACTTATTTCTACTTCTCCATCCTTATATGTATGTCGCTCAAGCACAGGTTTATCATAAGATGCCTCACTGTCGTCGAACTCAGGGAATATCTGTCCCTCGAATACGTCGAAACTACCATCTAAGAATCTCTTTACCCAATGCTCAGGGTTATTTTCTTTAAGTTGCTCAACATAACCAGGAGGTAAGTAGGGATTTGCCTGTGTAGGTACATTTATACCCCAGAAAGTAGCAGGCTTTATCTTTAGTTCTCCATCATAAAATTGCTGAAGTAATTTATCATTACGTTTTTTCCTAGTTTCCTCGAAAAAATATTTATACACCCAATCTTTACCACCAGAGTTAGTTGTTAAAAACCCTCTGTGAGGTCCTACCTCGTTTCTTAGACGAGCCATCAACATCTGGAAGGTCCGCTCAGGTACCTCCCCACCGTCAGGCTCATGTGCTTCATCTATCCAGAAGTAGCTGATATCTAGTGAACCTAGAGGTCCAGGCTCATCTAAGTGCATAAATAGTATCTCACTAAATACTGGAGCTCCATGATACCGCTCGTTAGTCCTGAGCCACAGATGTGCATCTGACTTATTGAAGTCTTCTATTAGCTCGTTAGGACACACTTCAAAAAAGCGCCTCTGTGTAGTCTCTCTCAGTGATTTAGCTGTGAGTCGTCCGATTACACCTAGGCTACCAGGATATAGCTGAGTCCATTTTATACACTCTTTACTACCCATCAACGTCTTACCAGCACCAACACCTGATACCATAGCACGATACTTAGCTGTCGACTGGTGGAATTTTTCCTGGTGGGGTAGAGGTGTATAGTTGTCCATAACACTTAATTTACGTACTCTACTATTATTCCTCATCCTCGCCATTACTCTTCTCCTCTAATATCTTCTTCTCTTCAGGATTTAACTCTGCTTCTGTAAATACAAGTTTTATTCCTGTGGTTTCTACGTTAGCATCTATTTTCTGAGTAGGATTAAATTTATCTGGTCTTCTAGCTCTTAATAAGAACTGTAACAGACTATCACTTTTTTCTAGAGCTCTCCTGTTTGCTTCCAGCTCCAATGTATCTGTGTATGTCTCCTCGATTTCTTTAAATGCCTCATCAAATACTTTTATATTGTCTCTCCAGGTTTTTACTGTATTTCTACTTATTCCTGCAATTTCCGCTGCTTTACCTATTACACCATACTTAGCATAAGCTTTTAAAAATAATTTTGTCTTTATTTCTAGTTCACTCACAGTGTAGTTACAGCAGTGATATAAGTCTTCTTCTGTTAATTCGTATTTTAACTTCAAAAAAATCACCTCCTACGGGTGTTTTAATCTATACAGAGCTAAAAAAGCTAAAGTTCCATCAGCATAATTGTACCACAGGAAGAATTATTTGTCAATATTAAATATGAAATTTTTTACTCTTTTTATTTTAGTAGCTGTGCTGTGTCCGTCATGGTCCTCGTCGTAAGAAGTTACTACCCATGATATCTGTCCTGTGGGAAGCTCTATAAATACTACAGGACCTTCCTTAATACCACAGGGATAACCAAGTGTGGACGCTAGTCCTAATGCTTCGTAGATATACTTGTGTCTTAGAGCATAGTCCTCTATGGTAACAATATTATATAATGTCTTCTTAAACTTTATTAAATTATCCATAATGGTCCTCCTTAATAATATTATATAC